CAGATCCACCGCAAGACGCTCCGCGGCTCCGCCAACTTCATCGTTGTCGGCCCGGACCTCGCGACGATCCTCGAGGCCTCGGTGTACTACCGCCCCTCCTACACGCTCGACGGCCAGGGCCAGGTCTCCTCGCCCATGTCGATCGGATGCGAGAAGGTGGGCACGCTCTCGAACCGCTTCACCGTCTACAAGGACCCCTACTTCCCACGGAACAAGGTCCTCGTCGGCTACAAGGGCGGCTCCTACCTCGAGACCGGCTTCGTCTACGCGCCCTACGTTCCACTCATCGTCACCCCCACGATCTTCAACCCTGACGACTTCACCCCCCGCAAGGGCGTGATGACTCGGTACGGCAAGAAGATGGTGCGGTCGGACTTCTACGGCACTTTGACTGTGCTTGACCTCAATATCATCTGACAAGTCTCAACTAACCATCTAGGTTAGTTGAACACAACTGGAGAGGCCGCCGCGAGGCGGCCTTTTTAGTTTTACATCCTTTAAGCCTCTGGACCGACAACTTAATACTTAAGTGTTAGCGCCCCGTTACGCTGGAGTGTGTGCATGACGAAGTCTGGCCGTGAGAGCCTTTTTAAACTTAAGAGCCTCGTCGAGGAGCTGGAGGACAGGGATGTGGGCCTCAAGAGGGATGCCTCCCTGTTTGAGGCTGTGTTCAAGGACTTTCCAATACCGGTTGCCATATGGCTTGCCGATGAGAAGGGCCTCTGCGTGTCACAGAGGATCTCCGGCAGCAGCTCCAAGGGCTGGTCAGTGCCGCCGCCCGCAGCCGATCCCGTGCCCGTTAAGGTCCTATCGCTTTACCAGTGCCCAGACCTGCAGCGTGAAGTCGAGCGTCACTTCAAGCGTGCCCTCAAGGGAAAGCAGCTGAGCTTCCTGAGCTCGATCGAGGGTGCCCACATATGGACGCGACTCACACCCAGGTTTAAGGAGGACGGCAAGTGCGCAGGAGTGATCGGTGTCTCCTGGGACCTGACCGCGAACTACAGGATGTTCTCTCTCCTGTGCCAGATCTCTGAGTCCTCCTGCGGCGGAGGAGATCCAGAGGTCCAGGCACTGAAGGATGCCGCCCGCGATGCGGCAGGCACGAGCGTTATTAAGAGGCTTTTGGAGGAGGCAGAAAAATGAGCGACGATCCGAGCACTGACCGCAGGCAGAACGGTTGGAACGAGTACTCTAAGCTGGTCCTCAAGGAGCTTGAGACCCTGGCAGACAGCATTGACTCCCTTCGCACTGAGATCCAGAGCGTGAAGCAGGAGATAGCCAAGATGCAGGTCCGCGAGGACAAGGTGAAGGACCTCGAGGCGTGGAAGTCCAAGATGGATGATGCCGCGACGCCCACCCAGGTGAAGGAGATCGTCAAGCAGGTTGAGGATCTCAAGATGTTTAAGACAAAGGCGATCACGGTGTTCGCCGTGGTCCAGTTCCTGATGGCGGTGTTCGCGCTGCTAGTTCGCTTTATAGACAGGTGATGAGGAGATAGAAGGTGGCAACATTCATACAGACAGTCGGGCCCACGCCCTTCGGATTCTTCGACACCGACGCCGCCTTCCAGACCGAGGCCGACGCGATGGTGGTGTTCGTTAAGCGCAAGCTGGGAGACGATATCCTGTCTGTTGAGCTCACGAAGAAGCAGATCTGGGCGTGCTTCGAGGAGGCGTGCCTCGAGTACAGCGCCCTCGTCAATCAGTACCAGGCGAAGTCTCAGATGCTGAACCTGCTCGGGGCGTCAACGGGAACCCTATCGGGATTTGAGCAGAAGCTTCCACGCGAGAACCTCGAGTATATGCTGCGCCAGGCTGAGCCCTACGCGATGGAGTCAGGAATGGGTGGATCATACACCGCCCTGTCTGGATCAATTCAGCTTGTGCAGCACCAGCAGGACTATGACATTTATGAGACACTGAAGGACAGCGGAGGAAACCTCATATTCTCAAGCAGCGTCAATAATCCCACCACCAGAATGAAGATCATGGAGGTGTTCCACTTCTCACCCCAGGCAGCGTACCGATTCTTTGACACAACTTCTGCAATTAACTACTTAAACAATGAGTTTGCTTTCGAGTCCTTCACGCCTGAGACTGTCTTCTACATTCTTCCCACTTTCGAGGACGTCCTACGGGGCGGCATGCTCAATGTCTCCGCAAGAGTGCGGCGGTCTCACTACTCGTATAGAATTGTTGGAACGAAGCTGCGCCTCTTTCCAACACCCACTCAGGACAACCCGCAGCGTCTCTGGATTCGAGTTCAATTTGGCGCGACACCCTTCAATGCACCCTATAATGACAGCACAATAAACGGAATCAATAATCTGTCAAATGTGCCGTTCGGAAACATCTCTTTTGGCAATCTAAACTCAATAGGTCGCCAGTGGATTCGCCAGTACTGCCTCGCGCTGAGCAAGGAGCTGCTGGGTCTCATAAGGTCAAAGTTCTCCACCGTGCCAATTCCCGGATCTGATCTAACCCTTAACGGCTCTGATCTAGTGTCCCAGGGAAGAGAAGAGCAGACTGAGCTCACAACTCAGCTGAAGGAGATGCTCGACTCCCTTACATACAGTAAGCTGATTGAGCAGAAGGCGACTGAGGTCGACAACCTCCAGAAGATCCTGCGCAACATACCGATACCAAACGGCAGAGCGATCATTGTCGGGTGATAAGTCATGGCAAGACTATTCATAACACCTAGAGAGATAGACTTCATAAGTGACCTGACAAAGGAGATAACGAAGGACGTCAGGGGCCAGAAGATATTCTACTACGGAGTGCGCGAGGACCTCTCTAGTGTGCATGATGTGTACGAGGAGTCGAGGCAGAAGGTCTTCAATCCACCCATAGAGATAGAGGCGTCAGTTGAGTGGCAGCAGCCCACAGTGACATCAACAAAGTTTGGAACTGAGGCAATTCAGGTCTTGAAGGTCTACCTGCACACACGTGATCTCCTGGACAAGGACTTAAAGGTGAAGATGGGAGACTACTTCAGCTATGGAACAGAGTACTTTGAGATCACTTCTGTTGTCATAGAGAAGCAGGTCTATGGGCAGATAGAGCACCAGGTTGGAAAGATCCTTACAGGATATCAGGCACGCAAGGGTCTCATCGATCAGACACCAAACGGTCCCACTGCTGAGGAGGATCTCGACAAGGGTGCGGTCCAGAAGGTGTTCGATCAGCAGCGCGGATACGCTGTGAATGAGGCAGGAGAGACCAACGATAAGCGCGCGCTTGTTGAGGACGGAAAGCTGGATCCACCGCTCACAGGTCCCAAGCAGGTGAAGGAACAGGGCGAAGAGACTACTTCATACTTCTATGGAGACGAGTGATGAGCACAAGGCGCGACATCAAGGACGCACCCAACACAGTGCCGGGAGGCTTTGAGGGGACTGACTCTCCCACTGACTTTAAGATTCCTCCCTGCACTATCGAGGACGTGGATCGCGCTGTGTTCAACCTCTTTGACAAGCAGCTTCCAATGCAGTCAAACAGCAAGCAGGGAAGGGCGAGCAAGAGGATACCTGTGATATTCGCCACAGGCGAGCGCTTCGCTGTCCTCCGAAGAAAGATTCCTTTGAGCGACAGGGGAGATGATCACGGTGCGCTGATACTTCCGCTAATATCCATCACGAGGGGCAGCATAACACAGGACCCCGATAATGGGATAGGCCCAGGACAGGCAATGCCCATAGTGATCAAGCGTCGTCTCTCGAAGGACAGTCCCCTGTACAAGAGGCTGATCAATGAGAATCAGTTTGAGAATCAGGATGAGGTGGCATCCTCTGCTCACAATCTCACCGGTGCAGGATCTGGATCACTTCCTGGCACAGTTGGAACAAGAAGGGAACAGGTGCCGCAGCCTCCTGAGAGCAGGGTGGGCAAGGTTCTCCGGCCCCAGCTTTCTAACAACATATATGAGACGCTGACGATCCCACCTGTCAAGTACTACACGGCGACCTACAGCATATCACTCTGGTCACAGTACACGCAGGAGATGAATGAGATGCTCATGACACTGATGAGCCTCTACCAGAACAACCACAGGCGGACATTTAAGCTTGAGACTTCTAAGGGCTACTGGTTTGTCGGGTATGTTGCAAGCGATATATCTCCCGAGAACAACACTGACGAGTATACAGACAAGGAGCGTATTCTCAAGTACAACTTTGACATAAAGGTGAATGGTTACATCATCGCGCCCGAGTATCCTGGGTCGCCCGCGTATGTCAGACGGTATGTCTCTGCTCCGAGCGTCGAGTTTGGAACATTCAGCATTGCAGGTAGGACATACATCGGATCTCCTGCGCCCCAGAGAAATGATCCGAGCGTCTTTGTGATTGAGGACATTTACAGCGACACAAATGATCTGCCTGATTCAGGAGTCGCGGCAAAGTCTCCACAGGACGCTGTCACCTCTCTTGACTACCACAACGACAGGGGAAGCGCGACGGTGGGGTCCTATAACACACGTGACTTTCACTCCACGCTGAGGACTGTCGTCACGAATAGAAATGTTTTCACGGGCGAGGAGAAGAACAACATTCTCACCGTTAAGTCTGTGAATCCTAGAAAGGGAGAGACTGTTTTTAGAGAGCAGTTAATTCCTAAGCTAGAGGACATCTGAATCATTTTTTACATTTTTCTAAAGCTGGAACTATCATCTTGATTTCCATACTTAGAAGAGAATACGTTCGTAAGGAGTTTACTCGATGCCTGAACAGACATTTAGATCCCCCGGATTCTTTGAGCAGGAGATTGATCTTTCCGCCCGTCGGGGATCGCCGCTCGGAATTCCAGCTGGAGTAGTTGGCACCGCAAAGAAGGGCCCCGCGTTCGTTCCAGTCACACTTGGAACGTTCGTTGACTTTGAAAACAGATTTGGCACGCTTGATCCTGAGAGATTTGGACCTTACGCAGTGCGTGAGTTCCTGAAGCACAGGAATGCTGTGACATTTATGAGGGTTCTTGGTGCAGGTGCAAATCAGACTGACGCTGATCTGTCCACTACTGAAATTCAAGGCACTGTGAAGAACGCAGGATTTAAGGTAGAGGCTGTTGCAGTTGCAGCCGGCGATATCGGCGGCGGACACCTAGGTGCTGTTCAGTTCCTCTGCGCTCGTCACGAGATTCCCGTTGATGAGACTTACGGCTATCCAATATTCAGCGATAATAAGTCATTCAGCGAGCGCGCTGCCGGAGACAACAGGGTTAATCTCGTTCGAGCTGTTCTGTTCACCGCAACAGGATCTCGGTTCGAGGTGATGAACTTCGATCAGGCATGGGCATCCCACATTGCCTCAAGAGACTCTGTCGCAAACGTTGGTAACGGAGCTCTGGGTGAGCCCTACTTTAAGCTTGCGCTCACTTCGTCGTCAGGACTTAATTTCTCATACGATGAGGGTGCACCCGGCGTAAGAATACTGACTGCGTCCTTGAACCCCACCAGCAAGCACTACGTTGGAAAGATTCTCAATACAAATCCTGATAAGTTCCAGGAGACCGAGCACCTTCTCTACCTCGACTTTCCAGTTGAGAATGAGGTTGCCGCTGTTTCTACCACTGCAGGGTCTGTCGGAATTCTCTCTGGGTCGGCGTCCACATCGACATCGGGCGGCGATACAACAACAGCTTACAGAAATCTCTTTGGAAAGTTTAACACTCGGTACACGACGCCAAAGACAACTGCAATCATCTCACAGCCTTTCGGAACTGTCGAGTATGACCTGTTTCACTTTGAGACCATTGACGATGGCGCAGTATCAAATGAAGAATACAAGGTCTCTATTGCCAATATTCGCAAGTCCCTTGATCCAGCGAATGAGTTTGGAACTTTCGACGTCCAGATTCGCAGGTTCTCGGATGTTGACACACTTCCTGAGATCATCGAGATATATCCTGATTGCAACCTAAATCCTAAGAGTGACAATTACGTTGCTAGAAAGATCGGAGACAAGAAGGTCTACTTCAACTTTGATACGACAAATGAGGATGAGCAGCGTCTTATCGTCGAGGGAAAGTATTCAAATCGATCATCCAGAGTGAGGATCGTGATGAACGGCGCTGTTGAGAACGGAACAGTGCCGAAGCGCGCCCTACCTTTCGGATTTAGGGGTGTTCCTTCCCTCAAGACAAACAACACACTCACTGACACCGCGGTGTCAGTTATCTCTGATCGATTTGGAAATGCGATAGGCGATGTTGCAGTGAACAGGCTTGCAACGCTTGCAGGCACAGGTGCCACTCACGTTACATCGTCTATCGTGCCACCGCTTCCGATGCGTTTCAAGGTGACAAGAGGCGACGTGAAGACATCCCCTGCTTGGATCGGTGAACCTGGAATAAATGAGCGAGTTGACAATCGTTTTTACTGGGGTGTAAAATTTGAGAGAATGCCTCTAACAGGCACAGTTGACAATGCACTTCTAAACACAAACGTGTCTGACGTGCCTAATCCCATCATCAGCGCTTACTCCAAGTTTCAGGGAATCAAGAAGCTTGATACTCTTGTGACAGGCGCTGCTGAGGATCTGTTCAATAACAATAAGTTCTCGCTCTCTCGCGTAGCTCTCTACAATCAGCTGCAGGGAGGACACATAACCGATCTCACAGGCACAGCAAAGGAGCACATGCTTCAGGCAGCATACATCAGAAATGCTGAGCCCGATCCTGTTACCTACACTGTGTCTGATGGTATCTTCTCGCGCATAACAATGGCGACACTGATACACAGCGCTGCGTCAGTCTTCAACAGGTTCCAGGAGTACAACAAGTTCACAACGATGTTCTACGGAGGATTCGACGGTGTCAATATTCTTGATAAGGACAATCGCCTCCTAACTGACAGAGGATCCTCCTCAGACTCAGGCGGCAAAGCAGGAGACACTTACATAGGTGGACTTGGACTCGTTGGAACAAACAACGCAGGGATGTCAGGCAAGGGCAAGGACAATAACGTTGTCTCTGCATACCGTGTTGCTACAAAGATCATGACTGACACAGTGGCATCAAACATCAACATCCTCGCAATTCCAGGCATTAGGGATGTGCTTGTCACTGACTACGCTCTCGAGCGCACCAAGAACTACAGCATGGCGATCTACCTCATGGATGTCATTAACTACGACTCTGATTCGAATCGCTTGTTCGATGACTCAACGACGAAGGTTGATGTTAGAGAGACAACTGAGCAGTTTGATTCTCGGGCAATCAACAATAATTACGCTGCGTCATACTTCCCAGACGTCTTTCTCCAGGATCCAGTCAACAATCGACCTGTGAGAGTTCCTGCCACAGTTGCAGCTCTTGGAGCTCTTGCATTCAACGACAAGGTCTCCTACCCCTGGTTCGCTCCCGCTGGATTTAACCGCGGTGCCCTCGCTGAGGTGACAAACATCGATGTTCGTCTCAACTCTGAGGAGCGTGATGTCCTGTATGATGGCCGCATCAATCCGATCGCATCCTTCCCGACGGGAGGATTCGTTATCTTCGGACAGAAGACACTCCAGCAGGCGAAGTCTGCTCTCGATCGCGTCAATGTGCGCAGGCTCCTTCTTGAGGTTAAGCGCCTAGTCTCGAGCGTCGCGAAGAGGCTTCTCTTCGAGCAGAATGATGCAGCTACCCGCGCAAAGTTCGTGAGCCAAGTTTCACCCCTGCTCTCCCTTATACAGTCACAGTCAGGAATCGAGCAGTTTAGGATCGTGTGCGATGCGACAAATAACACAGATCTCGACGTCGAAGCGAACAGGATGAACGGTCGCATCATCCTCGTTCCCACACGCGCCGTGGAGTTCATCTCTGTCGACTTCATCGTCACAAACAGCGGCGTGTCTTTCGAGTGATGAATACCTATAAACAGAACTTAGCAATCAGGAGCAAGAATAATGGCTGAGCTTACCTTCAAGAGTCCAGGTGTGAGCACGAGGGAGATAGACCTTAGTGGTCCTGCTAACGTCACGCCCCAGGGAATTCCCGCGGGAGTCGTTGGAACTGCGCAGAAGGGTCGTGCCTTCGTGCCAATCACTGTGGCAACCTACCAGGACTTCGTTGCCGAGTTTGGGGGAACTGATGGTGAGAAGTTCGGTCCACTTGCAATGTACGAGTGGTTTCAGAATGCACGCGCAGGAACCTATGTGAGAGTGCTCGGTGTTGGAGACGGCCTCAAAAGGTCTTCCACAGGCAACAACAAGGGCAGTGTTAATTACTCTGGATTTGTTGTCGGTGAGAAGCAGGTGCAGGCGAGTGGAGACCTCGGCGCGAATCCTTACGTGGGTGCATACGCAGCAGGTCTTCAGGGCGCTCCGGGCCGCGCTTATTTCCTCGGAGCTTTCATGTCGGAGTCGGCAGGCTCCACAGTTTTCCAGGAATCTGGGATCGAGACCTCGAAGGCAATGCCTATCATACGCGCTGTTGTGATGGCAGCCTCAGGCGTCGTGCTGGGCCTCTCATCGTCCTTCTCGTCCAACAACTCTCCCTCGTCGATCTACATGGCATCAGGCTCCTTCGCATCGAGCGGAACAACAGGAATAACAGACGCAGGCTCGAACCACGGAACTGTTGTGACGACTGACGGAAGGTCTGATTTCGTGCTATTTGTGAACGGCCTCGTTCCAACAGCTCGATACAGCAACGTGATCACGGCGTCATTCGATCCTAAGTCTGCCCAGTACATCTCAAGGGTCCTTAACACAGATCCTCTCCGCATTGAGGAGGCGGGACACTATCTGTATGCGTCGTGGGATGTCTACCCTGCCCTCGCAACTGTCACAGCGTCAGGCCAGCAGACAGGTCCCGAGTCGGGCGCAGGCCTCACAGAAGCAGCTTTCATACTCACAGGAACGCAGACGTATAACTCTGGTACGACATCAATTCCCAATTATGAGAACTACAGGGACAGGTACCGCACTGCTTTCTCCCCCTTTGTAGTGTCACAGAAGTTCGGTGGCAAGAACAAGAACTTGTTCAGGGTCCACGCCCTAGACGACGGTGCCTCAGCAAATGACCTCTTTAAGATCACAGTTGAGAATATCGCTGCTTCAAGAAATGAGAATAGCCCCTACGGAACTTTCGATCTTCTTGTGCGTGACTTCTACGACACTGATGAGGATCCTATTGTTCTCGAGTCCTTTAAGGCGCTCACTCTCGATCCATCGTCCGATCGGTACATTGCGAGAATCGTGGGTGACCAGCACATCTACTTCGACTTCGATCAGCGCCTCGGAGCGCAGAAGCTTCGTGTAGAGGGATCCTACCCAAATGTGTCTAAGTACATTAGAGTCGAGATGGACGCGGACGTCGAGAGGGTCTCAATAGACAGCTCAGCGCTCCCAGTCGGATTCCGCGGTCCCTACTTCCTCCTCACGTCGGGCACGAACGCCGCAGGAAATGCTGCTCTTCACGGATTCACCACGGGGTCATCGGGCATCACAAACGCGAAGCTCCAGGCTGCGCAGACGCCACCGATTCCCTTCCGCGGAAATGTTGCGAAGGGCACAGGCCTCAACAAGAAGGCACTTGCAGCTCTCACATGGGGCGTTCAGTTCGAGATCAAGGACAGCGTGACAGATCCTAACGGCACTGCAGGCTCTGACTCATCGCGCTCAGCGTACACGAGGTACTTCCCACGGTTCCACACGGACTTCCGCAACGTCCACATTGGTGAGACTGTGGGCCTCGGCGACGACGGTGGCATGGTTCTCGACTCAGACGAGTTCCAGAACAGCCTCTTCACCCTTGAGAACGTGCAGGTGGTGACAGGATCCACAGACCGTCCCATTGAGACACGGTGGGCGGCTGCTTCCTACCGCAGGACCGCGGCGCTCGCCTCCACGCTCACGGACGCGGACGGCACGGCCTTCTCCTCCTCGGTCACACGGTTCCTAGATGCCTCCAAGGACTTCGATCACATCCCAACGAGGAAGTACCTCAAGTTCTCATTCTTCGTCCAGGGCGGATTCAATGGAGACAACTTGTTTGACGGTCAGAAGAGCAAGTACACCGATATCGCTGTTCGCAGAGAGTTCGACAGCACAGCAGGTCAGGGCGGAATAGAGGGACCCACCCTCAACTCCTACCGCAAGGCGATCGACGTGATGGCAGAGAAGGCGGACGTAGACATCCAGCTACTCGCCGTCCCAGGCATCAGGCACTACTCGGTCACAGACTACGCTATCAACGCGGTTGAGAACAGGTTCGACGCCTTGTTCATCATGGACATCGAGGAGAAGGATCAGGTGAACGCCTACGTGACAGGATCCGGTCAGCTCCCCTCGGTCTTTTACACTGTCAACAGGTTCGCTGACCGCAACATGGACACCAGCTTCGCGGCAGCCTACTACCCAGACGTCGTCGTCCAGGATCCCGCGACGCTCACAAACGTCGTCGTGCCGCCCACGGTTCCTGTCCTTGGAGCCTTCGCCCTGAACGACACAGTGGCACACCCCTGGTTCGCACCCGCAGGCTTCACCCGCGGCGCCCTTCCCCGGGTGCTGGAGTCACAGGTGAAGCTGAACAGGTCCAACCTCGACGACCTCTACGAGGTCGACATCAACCCACTCACGAGCTTCCCAGACACCGACGGCGTCGTGGTCTTCGGCCAGAAGACGCTCCTCGCAGCGCAGAGCGCCCTCGACCGCGTGAACGTCCGCCGCCTCCTCATCGAGGTCCGACGCCGCGTCCGCCGCGTCGCCAACGCGATCCTCTTCGAGCCTAACCGCGAGGAGACCCTCGCGCGTTTCTCCGCTGCAGTGAACCCCATCATGCAGCAGATCCAGTCGCAGCGCGGACTCGATCGGTACAAGGTGCAGATCGACACCACCACGACAACACAGGCGGACGTTGAGAACAACACCATCCGCGGCAAGATCTACCTCCAGCCCACACGCAGCCTGGAGTTCGTCTCCCTCGACTTCGTGGTCACCAACCAGGGCGCGACGGTCTGATCGAAACTTAAATGCTTGATGTGAGAGAGGCACCGAATAGGTGCCTTTTTCATTTTAGACATCAACAGTTAGGACAAGATTAGGACAGCCCCAGATCTTCACAACGCCGTGCTGATCTGCTACTTGTTGCTCTGTTAGTCCTTGCTGTCTGTCAGCTCTGATCTTAAATCTATCAATTCTTACTCTTCCATCTGTCCACCAGAATCGATTGGGTGTCTGTGAAATGAGATCCCATCCAGCACTCAGGTAGCCCTTGCCTGTTCCCCATCTTGTGTCGACATAGGTCAAAAGTCCTACGAAACCCAGACTTCTTGCGTAGTCCTTTGCTGCTGCGGTGAGCTTGCTTAAGCCTCCGACAATGTTCGTATCACACCTTGTGCTGTATCTTGCAATCTCTAATCGATTTGAGAATTTTTTGTGCAGAGGACGCCTAAGTGACATGCATGCCACAAGATCGCCCAGTTCATTGATGAGGCCAAAGCACGCAGATGCCTTCACGTCACCATCGATGTGCGTCTCATTGAAGAATTTTTTTCTCTTCTGCGGATCAATGACAACAGTCTTGCACTGTCTAGCGCCCATTGTTGATCTGCTGAGTCCTAACCTGTGTGCTATCATAGACTCACAAATGTCTCTTTTGTCCCGCCACTCGTCCTCAAATATGTGAATCAGATTGACACCGACTTCAGCACACAGTCTCGTCTTATTTGAGTGGTAATTTTTGCCCTTGAAGAGAGCACTGTGAAAATACAGCCCATTATACTCGATCGCAATCTTTTTAGGAGGGACATGAATGTCTAGCTCATAAGGACCGATGACAGACCTGTCGCAGACATATGTGGTTTCTCCCATTGATCTAATAAATCTGTCAACTTCTATCTGCGCTCTAGAGCCGGCAGGAGAGCACGTAGAGCACCTGCCAGAGGAAGCCTCAATGAGACTTTTGATCTGAATGCTGTCGCACTGAACGCACTTAAACTTTAGGTTCTTAGTTCGATCCCTCACGTACTCATCCGGATCGCTTATAAGAACTAGTGATCCCTCAGCTGCAGACAACCGATTTAGGACCTCTTCGTGCGAAAGTCTCTTAAGCGCGTCCAGTCGATCTCGAACATCACGACTCCTCATTGTCCGAGCTACCGACTGACTCATCATGAGCACTCTCTCGTCCGACTCCTTAGTGAGGCCCTTCGCCCATGGTGAGTAGGATCCATCCTCATATCCCTCTATTAGCCGCTGTCGCTGGTCTGCCACTGATTTTGAAGTCTCGTGCGTAAGACCTTTATTCCACTGAGACCTCTCACCCGAGGCGAACTGAGCTGATACTGTCTCGCTCCTCGTCGCCGCCGCACGTCGCAGTGCATCCGATCCCTCCTTAGTAAGACCACGGGACCATCCCACTCTTCCCACGAGTTTTACCCTACGGGACTCAATAATCCGCTTTGCAGTATCCTCATCGTGCACTGCGTATACTTTCCCGTTGTGGCCTGTGATGAATCGAGAATATCCCTTGCGCCACCCATAGAAAACTGTCTTCCGGCCGCATCCGCACTCACACTCTGGTCGAACTCCGCTGAGAGTGAGTCGCACATACGCGTCCTCGATATCTTTGAATCCGTGAGATGTGAGGTGATCCTCAAACGGAGATGATCGGCCCGATGACCACTGGCAGACAGGACACACAAATCTCTTTCCCATAACCCTAATTATACTTCCACATTGTCCAATTACATCAAGCGCGCAGACTCCTGTGCAATTCAATAATTAAAGTAGTGCCATCCAGATTGGGTGGAATTCTATAAATTAGGAGAAGAAAATGGCAGATACGCTTTCAGTCTCAGAGATGCTACCAAATAAATTCGAACCCAAGAGGAAGTTTCGGTGGGTCTTCGCCATCGAGGGCATCGACTCATTCCTCATGAAGACGGCCGCGCGGCCCACGATCAACACAGGTGAGGTCGAGGTGCCCTACCTGAACGCGACCCGCTACCTTGCAGGCAAGACCAAGTTCGACGCGGTCACCGTCACCCTGTACGATCCGATCGCTCCCTCCGGCGCGCAGCAGGTGATGGAGTGGGTGCGCACGCACTTCGAGTCAGTGTCAGGCCGCTCGGGCTACGCTGACTTCTACAAGCGTGACTGCCAGCTCAAGATGCTCGACCCCGTCGGCACGGTGGTTGAGCTCTGGGACCTGAAGGGCTGCTTCCTCACCGCAGCGCAGTTCGGCGACCTCGACTACGGCACAGAGGATCCCACCGAGATCTCGCTCACGATCCGGTTTGACAATTGCGTTTTACAATTTTAGACCTAATACTTCGACAATTGTGTTTTACAATCGCTCCTTGGAGGTTAAAATACTTCCAAGGAGCGATTCATTATGCAATGTCCCAAGTGCGATTATCAGTCTGACAGCCTAAACTCCCTTAGAATCCACGCTGCGAAGCAGCACAAGTTTCCATCCGAGGAACTATACCTCTCTGTAGTGTCTGGAGGTGTGAGAGGCACGTGCAAGTGCGGGTGCGGAGAGCCCACAGCATTCATGTCCCTTCAGAAGGGCTACAATGACTATATCCAGGGCCATGCATCCCGAGTGAACAACAACTGGGGCCACAATGATGCTGCTTTCCAGAAAAGTCTAGATACGCGACGAAAAATGTGGGAGCGCGGCGATATCAAGGGATGGTGCACTGGTTTAACTAAAGAGGATCCAAGAGTTGCTGCTATAATTCATAAGATGAACACGCCTGAAAGAGCAGAAAAGATCTCTAAGTCCCTGTCTGGAAAGAAAAAGTCCGACGACCATAAAAAGAAGATTTCAGAGAATATGTCTGCTTACTGGTCAAGTGAGGTAAATAGAAGCAAGCAGAGCTTTAGACAGGCAGAGTGCATTAGAAATGGCATGTTGACAAAAGCAACACGTGTGCATGGATTCTACGAAAATCCTAGAAAGTCTTCGAGTGCTGTTTATTATCGTTCTCTTTTTGAGCTGAATGCTGTACTTCATCTTGAGAAGGATGAAAATGTTGCATCATACAAATTTGAACCGTTTAGAATTGAGTACACGCACGAAGAAAAAGTGCGGCACTACGTAGTTGATTGTTTGGTCGAGTATCACGATGGAAGAAAAGTAATCATCGAATTCAAACCGAATTGTCATATTGGAGACGCTAAGAATCAGGCAAAGTTTAATGCTGCATCCGCATATGCGATCAGTGAAGGAATGACTTTTGAAGTGTGGTCTGAGAAGACGCACCCGTTTCTCTCCTCATCCATCCGTGACACCCCGTGACCCCCTGCGACACTCTCTCGCGCCGTCCAACCTTACACTCATCTCCCGCCCCGCACACACCGTCCTCATCCTGGTGATAGGGTCAATGACATGCATCCTCAAGGGCTGATCTGGCTTTCTCTCATTTGGAATCATATTTAGTTGCATCTAGCGCTCGATTGAGCACTTGCAACAATTACAGAGAGGCATAGACATGAGAATCACAGCGGGACAGCTTCGTCGGATCATTCGTGAGGAGATCATTCGAGAGAGTGAGACAGGCCAGAGTGCAGAGCCCGCCGCTGATAGTACCCAAATTCAAGGGGGCGCTGCTTCATCACTAAAGCCATTGATGGGATTATTGGGAATGGATGACTCAAAACTCAGTCTTCTTGTTACTGCTCTAAAAGCAGGAGAAAAAAGATCAGCAGCACATAATGCAATACTTGCTACTGCCTTTGAAAAGTTAGTTGAGCTTGATCCGGCACAAACAACTAGTGCAGCTTCGCTTCTTAAAAAAATCAAAACAGATGATAATTAATTAGTCTCAATACATGCTCTAAAGCGGCGCTGAAAGGCGCCGTTTTTTGTTTTACTGGTGCTGCTTAACTTTTACATTTATCCTGTTGTAACAACACAGGAGTCCAGATGTCAGAAGAGGAACTTTCGAGAGCAGAGAAGAACGAGGTTTTCACCGCCGCTGATGCCGCCCGAGCCGGCTTCCAGGTGCGCAACGTCCTGAAGGACGACTTCAACTTTGAGATCCCAGTTGAGTCAGTGCCCCTGCCCTCCCTTGGTATTGTGTACGGCACTGACTCACCCCTCTTCAGGCAGGAGACGATTGACATCAAGGCGATGACGGCGAAGGAGGAGGACATCCTCACCTCTCGCGCCCTGATCAAGAAGGGCACCGTGATCTCTCACCTGCTCAAGTCATGCATCATCAACAAGCAGGTTGATCCGGATGAGATGCTCACGGGCGATCGGAATGCCATCATGACGGCGATCCGGATCACCGGCTACGGCGCGGACTACAACGTCGAGGTTGAGTGCCCCGCCTGCGGTGAGCGGTCCAAGCAGGCCTTCGACCTCGCCGCGCTGCCGATCAAGCGGCTCACAGTGAGCCCGGTGGCGGAGGGCGCGAACCTGTTCGAGTTCGTCCTTCCCGTCTCCAAGAAGCGGATCCGATTCAAGTTCCTCACAGGCGCGGACGAGGCGGAGCTCGCAGTCACGCAGGAGCGAAAGAAGAAGCAGGGCATGTCCGCTGACAACCTCGTCACCCAGCGCCTCATGTTCTCAATTCAGTCCATCGACGGCATCACCGATAAGTCCAAGATTGCTGCTTTCTGCAGGAGCATGCCAGCGCGCGACTCCCTCGACCTCCGGCGGCACATCGACGTCAACGAGCCTGGCGTTGAGATGAAGTCCTGGATGGACTGCCCCTCCTGCCTCGAGCACTCGGAAGTGAGGCTGCCAATTGGCGCCGCCTTCTTTTGGCCTGACTCCGACCGATAAAGACCTCTTTCTCGAGGTCATCTTCCTCTTGATGTACTACATGGGCTTCTCCTACCGGGAGGCCTTTGATCTGCCGATCTGGCAGCGTGAGTGGTTCATCAAGCGCATTAACAAGGAGCTAAAGGCCTCTCAGGGGCAGAGCCACGCTCCTCACGCAAACACACCTGACACTCGTGCAATGCTGGGACGTGCCCGTGCTCAGGTTCCCTCCAAGCTGAGGCGGTTCACTTAATTTGGGATTTGAATAATTACGCGCAGGAGATTCGCATGTCTGACAATGGATACAGGAACCTTATGCGTGCTGCTGCAAGATTTGTGCTGGGTGAGAGGACCGAGGTGAGGATCAAGGGGAGCGGCGAGAGGATCAGCGCCCTGAAGGAGGTCCTACATGCCTCCCGTGCTCTATACGAGGCGCTCGAGGGCCGCGCGCCCCTCGAAGCTGTCGTTCCCCTCATCGAGAGGAAGCACTCAGCTGCCAGAAAATTTCGCGAGGTGACAGGCCTCCAGTGGCTTCTGTGACGCGGTGAGCCTGAGGTGCCCGATACTTACAGAATGAGGCGCACCTAAAGACAGAAGATGGCTGACACGAAGGAAACACAGGCACAGCTAGACCTTCAGCTGCAGATCAATCAGGTCCTGCTTGAGCGCCAGGCCCTTCTCAAGGCACAGGAGAAGTCGCTGTCTGGGCAGGTCCAGATCGCAATTGAGCTTTGCAAGGCGCTCAAGTGTGAGGGTCTCGATGAGATGGAGTCTCGCCTCAAGGGGATCACAGACGCCCTGAATGAGACGTCTAACACTGCGGGAGGTATGGGCGCCGCTGTGCAGGGTGCCATGAATCAGGGCACGAACTCTGCAGGCCTATTTGGATCTGCGGTTAAAAAGTCAACTGACATGATGAGCTCTGCAAAGGGTGCAGCCCTCGGCCTGGGAGTTGGACTCGTAAAGGGATTTGCGAGCGCAATTGAGATTGTGACAAACCTGGGCTCTGCTCTCGGCGGCATCCTACGAGGCCTCGGAAACCTCGCGCTGTCGATCATCGCACTGCCCTTCGACCTGCTCGGCGGGCTCATTGGGCTTGCCCAGATGGGAGGCGGCCCGTCACCCATCCTCATTGAGCTGGAGAAGATCAGAGGGCAGTTCGGATCTCTTGCCACTAACGAGGGAAAGGCGGGTGCCTCTGCCCTGAGGCAGTTTAGGAAGGAAGCGTCAGACCTCGCCGGAACAGGACTCCGTCTCAGGCGAGTGTTCGGCCCCGGCCCTGACGGTTACGCGAAGGCGCTCGCCTACAACGCTGAGCTGATGACTGCCCTCGGTGCCGCTGTGGGCAACTTTACGAGCATCATTGAGAATTCCGCACCCGAACTTGCCGTGTACCGCAAGGGACTCGGTTTCACGGCTGAGCAGGGCGCCGCAATGCTGAAGCAGTTCCAGGCTGTTGGAAGGGATCCCGTTGATGCAATGCGTGAGTTTGGATCCATGGCGATCAACATGGGGCAGCAGTTTGGTATAAACTCCAACTTGATCGGCAAGGACATGGCGGAGATGGCAGCCGACGTCGCGAACTTCGGAACCCTGTCTGTTCAGGAGCTAGGACAGGCATCTGTCTTCGCCCGAAAGCTGGGAATTGCTGTGAAGGAGCTCCAGGGCATCATCGGGAAGTTTGAGAACTTCGAGGACGCCGCGCAGAACTCCGCCAAGCTCGCCCAGTCATTCGGCATGAACATCGATGCGATTAAGATGATGAACGCTGCAAATCCCGCGGAGCAGCTCTCAATGCTGCAGAAGTCCTTCAAGGAGACTGGGCGCTCGGTCGACCAGATGACCCGAGCGGAGCTCAAACTGCTAGCGTCTCAGACAGGACTCTCTGAGGAGGCTGCGAAGCTCGCGTTTAGCCAACGCGGCCTGTCGATGTCCTACGATGACATTCAGAAGGCGGGCGATAAGTCCAACAAGAAGCAGCTGACCCAGGTGGAGGTGATGAAGCGACTCGCCGACAACATTGAGCGCGTGTTTGGCAGCGGCGGCAGCCAGTTCAAGTCCTTCTTCGACGCGTTCGTCCAAGGCTTCTCCCGAGGCATCCTGCGGACCAAGGAGTTCCGGGACGTGATGAGAGCGATTCGAAGGTCACTTCGCGAGGTGTTCTGGGCCGGCGTCGAGGTGGGAAAGATGTTCGTGAAGATGTTCCCAGGCATCAAGGACATGCTAAAGGGTCTCGCCGATCTCTTTAGCCCAGAAAGATTTGGGAGGCTGATGGACAACGTTAAGGCAATGTTCGCAGACTTCTTCAGTGACCTGAACACAGATCCAAAGGCAGGGGTCAAAAAGTTTATAGCGAGATTCAAGGCCGCCTTCACAGAATTTTTTAGAAGCGGAGGCACTGGCGCTTCTGAGATAATGAGCGGTGCGAAGGCGTTTGGGACCGCAATTTTTGAAATTTTTAAGGCCCTTCTTCCCATTGCTGCCGATGGGTTTGTCTCAATTGTTGAGACCCTTACCGAGATTCTCAGAAGTCCTCCTAAGTTTGACTCTGCCGTCGGAGAAATGCTTAGCAAGCTTGCCGACTCGATCTCTGATCTTCTCGTCGCCCTCTGGACCAGAATACAGCCCTCGCTAAAGGAGCTGTTTAAGGTCCTGTTTGAAAAAACAAGCCCGTTCCTCATAGAGGCAGGTAAAGGACTGCTCGAGATTGTCATTGGAAGGATGATAATTCAGGGAGTCGCGTCTGCTATCACAGGCGCAGTCACTGGGTTTATCACAAAACAGATCGGAGCGCTCTTTGGAGGCGCCGCCGTCGAGGGCGCCGCATCGACAGGCCTTATGGCATCGATCAAAGGAGGATTTACAAAGGCGTCAGCAAAGATTGGAGAGCTTGGCGCTAGACTTGCTGGCGTTCTTCCCACAGGTTTAACTAAAGGACTGACTAGAGTGACTTCAGCGATAGCAACGTGGCCTGTTGCTATCGCTATTGCCATAGGCTCAATAGGAATGAGCGTCTCAGAGCTCGCTGACACTCTTGGCCCTGATCTCCAGCAGAGGTTTGGCAAGACTGCAATGCAGGCGGGAATTAGCGTCGCGTCAATCATTGACGCAATAACTCTAGGTCTTTTGCCAGACCCAGCTGTTAAGGCAATCGCAGAGTTTGGCGCAAAGATCTATCAATCGATTGAGCATTTCCTTATTAAAGACTTAGGATTAGACAGTGTTGTTGAGACGGCGAAGTCCTACATTGACAGCTTTTTCAATCTCTTCAAAGGCATCGGAGACGTTTTGAGCGGAATATTCTCTCTGGACGTTGAAAAAGTGAGGAAGGGATTTCATGAAATACTTGATGGCATTATCAGTTCCATACAGACTTCAATTACAGACTTGCCCGCAATGCTTATGGATTTAGGGCTTTCAATTCTTGAGGGAATCATTTGGGGAATTACACAGGTTGTCCTGTGGATCGCAACCGACGGCGCAAAAATGTTTATGAACGCTCTTTTTGGTTTAGGTACTGGGCTAGTGGGTTTTGGCGGATTTCTTGTGGATGTTGTTGTAGACGGTTTCGGTGCACTGTTCTCAGCTATAAAGTCTTTTTTTACAGATGAGTCATACAGACAGGATCTGTGGGAATCAGCAAAGAATTTTGGTTCTGATCTCATTGACGGAATTGTGTCAAGATTTAGTTCATTCCTTGAAAAGACAAATAAAATATTTGATGACGCATGGAAGAGCTTCAAAGACTACTGGCAGATATCATCACCTAGCAAATTGATGGGCGAGCTGGGTCAAGCGCTGCTCGACGGTGTGATGGGAGCATTTGGCATCTTCCCAGATGATTTCCTAGAAGTCGGAAAGAAAGCCTGGGACTTTATAAAAGACCTGTTTAACTCGTCTTCACTTGAAGAGTTTGGCGGAAAAATTATCGATGGAATCATGACGCTTGTGCTTGACTGGCCGCTGAGGCTGCTTTCTGTCGCAATGTCCGCGTGGAGCGCGATCTCTGCGTATTTCAGCGTCGACAAGCTCATGGCACTAGGCTCCTCAATTGTCGAAGGAATAGTGATAGGACTTTCTGCTCTCAAGGACAGGGTCCTGGAAAGTGTCTCTGGAGCGTGGACAGGAGTCAAGGAATTTTTTGGTTGGAATTCACCTGCAACTGAGGGCGTTGGTCTAGGAGAGGGAATAGTCGACGGCGTGTCTAATGGGCTCTCTAGCCTCATGCCAAGAATGCTCGAGGCGTTTAACTCAGCCTTCAGCCTCATCATTGAGGGAGCGCAAGCGAGCATCATGAGCATCATTGACTCATTTACTGTGGGAATTCAAAGCATCTCTGAGATCATCACCAGCTCCGGCATTATTGACTCAATCACTGACATATTGGAGGGAATTGCTTCAACTTTTGTGAGCTCATTCACAGACGCGTTTACTGGTGTAATTAATGCTGTGTCTGTGGGAATGACTTCTCTCCAGGCCGCGTTGCAGGCTGCGCCTCTCACTGCAGACAATCTACTGACAAGCATTTCAGGAATCGGTGCGGTCTTTGACATGTTCTCAGAGTTTCCTGATAATATTGTGTCAAGAATTAGGGGCGCAAGCAATGCGTTCAACGAGATCTCTGAGTTTATGATTCGTGCGGGCTCCGATCCTGGACTTGCGACTGTGATTCAGCTCAGCAATGCTCTTACGGGAGACGGTCGAGTTACTGTCGAGCATGAGAACGTGCAGATTAACGTCAATATTACTGTGAAGATGAGCGCTGAGCAGGTTGCTGCAGGCATACTAAGCATTAACAACACGACAAATTTGCCAACCAAGAGATTTGCTGTTGACACATCGAGGGCGTGATGACAGAACAGAAAAACAAGAGTCCCGCATTTGAGAGATTTCTCTCTTCACGACGCCACGATCCTATCTCTAAGCTTTTTTTTGACACCGTCGAGGGCGTCGAGGAGGATGCTAAAGAGCAGCTGATCACAACACAGCAGAAGATTATGCGTGCTTCTGATCTTCTGGAGGACGCCCTTAAAAAGATACTTAGCACCGAGCAGGGACGAAATCAGTTTGTTGAGGAAATGAGCAAGAGGAAGGGCACTGACCGTTGACAAGTCAAATTGGCACTCCTGATTCAGCAGCGGTCTCAAGCGCCGCAGACACAGCCGCGTCTGTTAAGTCAACAAATGAGACAGGGTACAGCATCGGAGTCGATCCTGAGTCTCTCTACAATCCTGGATTTCCAAGCTCAGGAGACGCAGATCAGCGGGAGGGTCTCTTAAGAACCTACTCAGACCACGACATTTCGAACGCAGCAAAATCAACTCTAGGGAGCTACCTCAGCAACGCGTCAAGAGGCGCGGTCTACAGGTCTGGCCCAAACAAATTTCAGATTCCAGCCGAATCCGCTGATCTTCAAGGCACGGGTCTAACTGTTAACACAGGTCTCTCCTCAAGAACAGATCCGCAGACAGCGAGATCTCAAGTCGAGTCTGCAGGAACCACAATTGGAACATTTCTTGATCTAGCAAAAGCATACCAGCCTGACGCTGCAGATAGATTTAACAGCACAAAGGACTCACAGTACGCATCCAGGCAAAATCCCTTCACGGAGACAGACATAAAGAAGGTGGGCTCTCCAGAGCGGTCAAAGGGCTTAGACGGAAACTCTCTCTTGACCAATATTGTGCCCGTAGGACGCGCCGCCAGTGTGGACCTGGGAGCACCCACAGTGGGAGACGTTCCTCCAACTGCGCCCACTGTTCAAAAGAAAATATCCGCAGTGCTTTCACAGAATCGATTTAATCCAATAGAGCGCGCTTTTATTCAGGATCACACCAGAAAGTCAATGGGCTACACAGTCCAGAAAAGAATGGGTTCATATATTCCCACAGAGGAAGCGCCTGAGGTCTCTGAGGACCGCCTCAAGAAGGTGGGCCTTCACCTGATGATAAGGTCGACCGGACACGGCATTCCTGGTGTCGACCTCCTCGACTCGACCAACGACATGACTGCGATGAATAATCTCGCACCCTTGCTTCCCACTCTGAGCCAGTTTTCGGGACTACCTGTAATAGACACAGTCAATTTGCGTGCAGGAAATGTCCCTGTGACAGATTCAGACGGAGATATGCGGGATTTCTCTAGGGCGGAGTACACAAATCCTGAGAATCCTGAGTGGAGCGTCTTTGCCAACAAGTCGTACGGCGTCCTCAACTCTCATATTGAGCCTTTTGATGGCCCACTTCCCATTGGCACTCTAACAACCACAGTTGCAGGAATTCTCGCTATAGTGGGATTCTCAGCCCTAATCGGAGGTATAGGACTCCTATTTAACACTGGAAATATTCCAGGGCAGAGACAACAGTTCAACTATTCAAATCCAATCGATCTCAGACTCGGCAGGAGAGGAAAAAAGAACGATGATCTCGCTGCAGAGTTCTTCCTTGAGCTCTTTGGAATTCCAAAGACAGATCACAATTGGGGAGAGTGCGTATTTGCAGGAATTGGAGCGTTCTTTGGTCTCTCACAGAGCCCAGGTGCAGGAATTACACTTGAATCTGTGCTTGAAAGCGCTTTCAATATAGCAATGGCACCCGGGTACTACGCAGTCGTGATCAGGAATGCGATACGTGACACAGAGCAGATAGTTGAGAGCATTGAGAATTTCGGCTCCAATTTTGCAAGTGAGAACATTGTCAAGGCAATATCTGACTTTTTTAAGATCGTAGAGGCAATAACCTCCTCAGCAATTTACAAGTTCCTGATAGCGATGGTTCGACTGGGCAATCAGGTGCTGAACTCGAACATTACGCCACATTTTGGAAGCACTCCTATTGTCGACGATATTGTGTACAACGGCGCCACCAGGCAGATGAAATCTAGGATTGTGAAGTACGATAATAACGCTGATGTGCACGACATAGGCAGAACAAATCCCGGTGCACTTGCTTGGAAGCACTCGTCGCCAGGATCACGCTATCTCGCGCCCGAGTCATTCCTGCGAGCGCTCGACAGCTATCGATCAGCAGCAGGCGGCAACGCTGTTTCTTACAGCGCGTCCTGGAAAAATGCCGCATTCAGGCCGGGAGAGCCAATTCCAAATTTGCAGAGTGGAAAGTCATCATCAGCTCGATCAGAGAATAAAAATCGACTGCCAGAAGAGTATGTGAGAGAGATAGAGGACACACTTGAGTCTGAGTATCTTCCCTTCTACTTTCAAGACCTAAGAACAAATGAGATTATTGCATTTCATGGATTTTTGTCAGACCTGTCAGACGGGTTCTCAGCCAATTATAACAATACGTCTGGCTATGGTAGAATTGATGAGGTGATGGTCTACTCCAGCACAAAGAGGTCTATCTCTCTTGAGTTTATTGTTGCAGCCACCTCAAAAGAAGATCTCGATGTGATGTACTGGAATATCAATAAGCTTGTCACAATGTTGTATCCCCAGTTCTCGAGGGGCAGAACAATGGTGAATGGCATAGACAGGTTTATTCAGCCTTTCTCCCAGATTCCCACTGCTTCTCCGATGATAAGGCTTAGAGTGGGTGATATTGTCAAAGGAAACTACTCAAAATTTGGAATTGCTCGTCTGTTTGGCCTGGGTCAAGATCCTGAATACTTCAATATGGACAGGACAAAGGACAGGTCTCCCCCACCTACTCCCCCGCCCTCAGATGAGCTTCGAAGCCGCGCCGATCAATACGCCGAGACTCAGATAAACAACAGAATAAGCGCGGGATGGCAGCCAGGTGATGTTGTCAGTCTAGCTGATATACCAGAGGGTTACCTTCCGAGGAACGCGGCAGGACTCACAGCAGTCATAACTAGCCCCGACATCATTGCACCTCCAGAGGCACAGGCTGTTCACTATCTTGGAACTTCTCCTGATGTTACCATTCAAAGAGTCGTGACTGACAGCACTGCGATTCCTTCTTCATCACCTCGACCAACAGGCGGTGCTGCAGGTGCGGCATCGAGGCGACGTCGTGGCAGGCGCGCACCTCCTGCTATTGATATGAATTTTGACGTAAACTATCTTGTAAGCGTCAATGAGTCATTCAGGTTAATTGACAACCCTGAGTATGCGTATCATCAGGTAAGCATAGCTCAAATTGAGACAACAGGCCCAACAATTGAGAGACTACGTGAGTCATTTCGAGACCAGTTTATTGCTGCGAATTCATCACCTGCAGCTGCCTCACCCTCTGCAGTCGGACCTCCCAACGATCAAGCTTTACATGACTTCTTGAGCTCAGAGAACAATCCAATAATTAGATCATTTGAGTCCACACGGGGCAGAGGACTTGCAGGTTTTATAACTGATATGAAATTTAACTGGCAGGAATCGACATGGGAGACATCATATGGGCAGAAGGCGCCAAAGATGATAAAAATTTCTATGACATTCAACCCAATCCACGACATTCCCATGGGTCTTGACTCTGACGGCATGATGAGGAGTGTTGCATACAATGTCGGATCTTACTCAAACTCTGTGGGAAGAGACGCTTATGAGAACACGCAGGACGTTATTGCACGAATTGCCTCTACTAGCTCTGAGGCACTATCGGGTGATGAAGTCGAGCCAGGGTGATAGAGCATGGCACTAGGCAGATATGATAATGTCACAAAAATTTTAGGTGGGCGTCAGTATGGCACCACGCGCTCGCACGTGAGCATCCGTCAGGCAGTCGAGAATGGCACAATCAGTGTCAAGGAACACATTCTTCAGGAGAATGAGCGTCTTGATATACTCGCTGGAAAGTCATATGGAAACTCTCGCCTGTGGTGGATTATAGCAGCAGCAAGCGGCATTGGCTGGTGTATGCAGGTGCCTCCTGGGACTAGTATAATGATACCCACAGATCTCACTCAGGTGAGAAGGTTCTTGTGACAAATCCTTTGGAGAGCTCAATTGAGAGAATTGTCGCCGCCTTAGGACGGTACTACGGTGCTGTGTCCCGAGATGGATTTATATCTCTATTGCTGAGCAGAAATCAGAATCTTCCTCTTGATATTTTTGAGGCACCACCTCTCACTCCTGCCTCAATTGTTGCACGCGCTCTGCTGAATCTCACGGACGGAAGCCTCACAACCCCTAGACTCATTAATAGCATTAACGACCTCATAGCAGGATCTGGTAGAAGCGCAGGAGATCCCTCTCCAACGAGTGACGAGGTGTCAGACCTCATATCCACAATTAGAATCCTCTACGAGCCTAGGTTTAGCGACAGCTCAGGTATTATTTTGACGCCTAGTTCCGTTCCTACAGTTGGAGCCTCTCCTCAGGGTGTCCATCGCAGTGACGACCAGTTCTCAATGCGTGCAATTGCAGGCCTTCCTGAGACTTCGCCTGTCAACAGCAACAGCGGCTCTCCGGACCCAACAGGTCGAACGCTGTCCATGGTGCAGGTCTTCGCTAACAGGCTTTCTCCTGCGTCTAGAGATATGGGCGCGCTGTCCCTGTTCATGAACTCAATTCCGACAATAGAGATAAGCAGGGCTGTTCCCTTTATTGACGTTGTGCTAATACAGGAGGGCGCACAGCTAGACTCAACAGGCAGAATAAATAGTTTATCACTAGGACAATTTCTCCTTGGAAATGACACTGTCGATCCTGCAAGTCCTCAAGCAGTTATTCTCGGAGCAAATGATGCTGCAGTTGTTGCTGAGAACGACAGAGAGCCTATGTTTGAGAGGACTGCTGCAGACTCAGAAGAGGTTCGACCCATGCCTATCTCAACAGCGGGTATGGAGCTCTTCACGTCGCCGCAGACGCTAGTTCCTGGTGATGAGTTTCACTACGAGGATGACTCTCCTGAGGTCGGAGGAGACGCTGCTCCCGGAGCGACTCCGAACTCAGTGCTGAGACGTCAAGCTCCTGTTATTGATAGGTTTAGGCCTCTAATGACCCTCAAGAACCTTAGCCTCTCTGTCGTGCCATCTGGCGGAATGATGTCATACAAGTCAGCGAGAATGACGCTGGTCTTACACGACAGGTCACGTCTTGCTGAGGTTGCGGTGTTCGTGAGGCCCGCACTGTACGGAACTACTCACCTGATGATAGAGTACGGATGGGCACACCCAGACGCGCAGCCGCAGAACTCTGAGACTTCTGCTGATCCCACCAATCTTTTTGCCGCCTTTATAGGCTCTCTGCGATCTCGTGAGAAGTATCAGATTGTAAACTCAAGCTTCAGTTTTGATGATGCGGGACAAGTTGAGATACAGCTCACACTCTCCATGCTCTCATCACGTGCAGCCCGACAGGTGCACATTGGCCTCGGTCCTGATAATGATGACCATTTCAGGACTGTGACCAATATTACGAGGATGATCTCAGCAATTAGGGACAGGATGGACTCAACTACATATGAGTCAATAAGCGGCGAGGGAGATATTCTCGGTGCACTGACAAATCCTAGCAGCGTCTTAAGTCTCTCCGCAGACATGCGTCGAGCAATTAGACGCCTAATGACAGTCACAAATGACAGAAATCAGACAAACACAACACTTACCGAGTTGGGAGAGCAGCTCACTGCGCTCTTGGGAACAACAGGAGGTGCTAGAAGCAGACCTGCAACGTCTACATCAGGACAGGCAGACACTCCCGCTTCAGGACAGGCAGGCACTCCCGCTTCAGGACAGGCAGGCACTCCCGCTTCAGGACAGGCAGGTGCTGCAGCATCTCCTCCAGCAGCATCTTCTGCACGAACGCCTAGAAGAGTTGGAGCGATCGAGGAGCTTCGTTCTAGCATTACAGAAAATATTAGAAGAAAGGTCGAAAATTTGTGGAGGACTTCAGACCCATTCTTTACACCTGTCACGGTGGGCACACCAATAACAAATCCAGCTAACTACGTTTCTTTTGGCAAGGTGATGGCCTCTTTTGTAGGATCATCAGTAGCGGAGTCTGAGCACTATAAGGACGTTCAGATAATATTCTATAATTTCAATGACAAGGCCTCATTTATGGCGAACAGGAACATCGCTTCGTTCCCAATACCCAAGGACGACTTTCAGAGCACGCTCGAGGGAGAGCTTGCTCAGCTTGTCAATATGCCTATAGAGACTTTTATAAGTTTTCTAAGCACCTACTTCCTTTCTGATCCTGGCGCGCATGCGTACGGATTTCAGTCGCTATATGAGTCGAGGAGAGACTCAGAGGACAGGTCGCTTCGTCAGTTGAGATCTAGATATAGAGACGACGATCCTCTTCTATTTAGCGATGAGCAGAGGGTCCTTCGTGATGCATATGGACCAGACGCTGCAGGGGATCTTGAGTTCAAGATGCCCACACTCCAGATGCACATGGAGGCGATTCCTGAGAACGGCGACGACAATGCACAGAACACAGTCCTCAGGATTCACATATTCGACTCTCAGGGCTCCACATATTCCACACTGCAGACCTTTTTGGACGCCTCGAGCAGCAGGTCTATAGGGCTGATAAACACTGCTGCTCAGAATGCGTCTATGTCGCTAAATCGTGTCACGACAGACACGGGGACTTCCACTGCGTCCGAGTCTGTCTCTGATGTCGCAGAGTTTAATAGACAGATAGCAGAGGCGCAGAGAATTGGTCTGCTCGAGCAGTGGCCGCCAACGTCATCAGGTACACCCACAGCTTCTACACCAAGCCGCACCACTGCACCTCGATTTAGAATTGTGGGAGGATTCTCTGCCCTGAAGAGCTTTATTATGCGGACAATGCCCAGTGTGAGGTACGGGCAAGGAAGCTCTGGCATAATATCAGCTAAACTCTCATCTATGCAGGATCCTGCTCTCACAACTGTCAACATGCAGCGTCAGGCTGAAAGCCCAGAGTCTCCGACGGGTGCCAGAGAGAGGGGTCTACCGCTTCAGGTGGCTCCTGTTGAGCTGACACTGGAGACTTTTGGATGCCCTCTCTGGAACTTTGGTCAGCAGATCTTTGTTGACTTTGGCACGGGCACAACAGCAGATGGAATCTACGGTGTCATTGGAATTGACCATGACTTGGAGCAGGGGCAGTTTAAGACCACTGTGAAGCTCACCATGATGAGCTCCTACGCGAGGTTCAACTCCCTGTTCAATAACCTCGAGAACGCTCTCGCTGCAGTCGAGGGCATTGAGTCAGGAGCGAGCTCCGGAGACGGCGCCTCATAATTGTATTTCTCCCTCTTTTTGTCTAAAATTTAGCCATGAGAGTGTGTATAGACAGATCCACACTGGGCACGCCCATGACGCTTATCGTGAACGACGATGGAACATTTGAGTGGGGAAGCCCCGATGCCTGTGACGTGTGCCTCTTTTGCAGGGACGCGTGCGACGTGCCCCTTGAGGACCTGGCACAGATGAGCGGCGTTGATCTCTCGCACCTGACCCTGTCTCCACCTGCGCAGGCTGTCGCATTTAAGACCTTGGGCGTTGATCCCGTCTCTGTGCCGTGGCATCTCGCCCTCGGACGTGAGGAGTTCTCGAGGCGAATGCGGGACATATCCCAGACGGTCCAGGGTGTATCCAGAGATCATCAACTGATGAAGTATGTCCAAACATATAGGCAGTGTCGAAAGTTCCTCAGAGGCCTCTCTAGGCATCCCGTCGATCCCGGCACTGTTCGCCAGCTTATCGCGGACTGTGAAAGCGGTCTCTCTGTCATTAAGACGCTCAAGAGCTTTATGCCGGAGGAGGACGGTCTGGCACCCAGGGTGGTCTACAGTCAGACGTCGACAGCGACGGGAAGGCTCATCGTCGAGAGGGGACCGTCGATCCTGACGCTCCCAAAGGACCACAAGCGCCTCATCTCACCCAGGCCGGGCAGCATCATCTGTGAGGTGGACTACGTGTCCCTAGAGCCTCGCCTTGTCCTGCTCCTCGGAGGTCGCGAAGCACCCGATGACATCTACGAACACATGGGAAGGACGCTTTTTGGCGGCGAGATCACAAGAAAGTCCGCCAAGCTCGCCACTCTCAGCGCTCTATACGGCTCCTCTGAGGGTCTTGTCGCGTCCTTCACAGGTTCTGCGACTTCAGCCAGGACCGCAGTCAAGCGGGTGGCAGACTACTTTGGGGTCGAAGACCTGTCTAGAAAGCTGAGGTATGAGATAAGTCAGGGACCTCTAAGAAATTTCTACGGACGCCCACTCCTGGAGGTCACAGGTTCCGACAGGGACGCGAAGCTCATCAATCACTACATTCAGTCATCCGCGGTCGACACAGCCCTACTGGGCTTCGCACAGCTGTCTGGAAGGGTAAAGGATCTGGGCGCATCACCTATTTATGTGATACACGACTCGGTCATCTTTGACGTTCCCACATCTCGCAGCGAGGATTTCTTGCGGGAGTGCGATCGAGGAGTTGGTCTAGACGTGGGAAGATTTAACCTGAAGGCGAGCGTGCTGTCATGAGAAATATTTCTAACAAGAGTAGCGTCACGGAGCATCTTATGGTTCTTTTTGAGAAAACAGATTCTCCAGCACCGACACCTCCAAAAAATGCACCTACATCTGGTCGTCGTGCGTCTGGTCGTGATGCGAAGATTCAAGGACGTCCAGGCAGCGGAAGGGTCTCGGGCAGTGTCGCAGGACTTGCGAGCACAGATCCTAGTACACTTTTGTCTAAACTAAACATCACTCAAGAAAGAGTGACAGGTGAAAATGACATAGAAAAAGTGATGTCTATACTGAATGCTGCTCTTGAAAACGGTGTTATGAGTGAGGCATTTTCTAGTGTTGAGTCATTTAAAGGCAGAGACATGCTTAGAGTTGCAAGAAAGACAGAAGAGATAAGTGATAGAGACGCTTCACTATACATTCGTTCGATACTTTCTGCAGCAGAACAATCTCTAAATTTAGGCTTACAAAATTCTGTAACGGTAAGCCCTTCTAAGGAAAGTGTTCTAATACAATTCAGAAGCATCCCATAAAATTGCTCTCATGAGCACAGACAATATTGAAAAAAATTGGAATAAGTTCGACTCTCTCTGCAAGCGGTTTGATGATGAGGGGCTCAATGAGCTTCTCGACCAGCTTGGTGAGAGACTGGCAGTATGCCCAGCGTCCATCAAGACCGAGTATCCAGGCTGCTTTGCTGGAGGACTTGTAGATCAAGCGCTGAGAGTCTCAAGTGTCATGAGAAAGATCAATGACACGCTGGACGAGGATCAGCGTGCTCCCGTTCCACAGATCCTGAAGGTAGGCCTGCTGCACGACATTGGAAAAGTGGGAGATCTAGAAGCGGACCACTTTCTTGACCAGGACTCGGATTGGCACAGGGAGAAGCTGGGTCAGCTCTACAAGTACAATGACGCGCTTCCAAAGATGACATACGCACATAGATCACTGTATCTCCTCCAGCACTTTGGTGTGAAGCTTGACGCTGTTGAGTGGGAGGCAATCGCAACCGCGGGAGGCCCACACCTCGAGGAGAACAGATTCTACGTAGGATCTAAAAACCGTCTCGCCAAGATTCTCTCGTCTGCTAGACTGCTCTCACAGTAGCAGATATTTACTGACATGACACAGAGCGTGCTGCGAAGTCTTGTCAGAGAAATTTTGCTCCTTGAGAGGAAGCCCTCCCAGGGAGGAGTGAAACGTCCAAGAGTGAAACGTCCAAAAGACAGAAATCCCCCTATAACTGTTGTGAAGAACGGCGAGGAGAAGCACATTCTGCTAGAGCCTGACTACACACGTCCACGCTACACACATTCACTTAAAGATATTGATGAGGCCTCGAGCGCTGGCGCTGCATTTGGACCTGGCGTTGATCCTGCTGGAACGCACTCTGTCTCAGATGTCTCTGTCTCAGATGGAAATAAGCCAGGACGCACCTCCTTTAAGACAGTTGACACAACAGGTGCATGTGAGGGGCCGCCGTGTGATGATGATGACTCCAGCGACATTGACATTGACATTGACATTGACGTTGTCGAGGAGTCAGGCAGAGCCTTGCAAAATGATGTCGATGAGAATGACGAATCGTCAGGTGCAGGTGCAGTCGCAGGATTCACAGCACCGCTTGGCTATGTTCCCATGTCTAACCAAATTGGTGTCGTTCGACGCGCATACGGCGGCAGAACTAGACGAAGAAAAAAGAAAAGTAGAAATTGATTTCAACCACACATTTGACACTTTGGATTTGCTTGAACATTTGACGATTAGAGGCTAATCTTTAATAGCTAATGTCCAAGAACATTTGAGCATTAGAAAATGAGGTACTAATATGGCAATTAATTTTGATGCGATTCGTAAGAAGTTGAATAAGCTCTCTGGCCAGAACAGCAAGCGCGACATTATGTGGCGTCCTGCTGAGGGTGAGGAGCACACCGTTCGTTTGGTCGCGTTTCCTGACAACGACGGCCAGCCCTTCAAGGAGCGCTGGTTCTACTACAACATTGGAAATAGTCCGGGTCTCCTTGCACCGTACCAGTTCGGTCGTCCCGATCCGATCCAGGAGCTCATCAACAAGCTCCGCGACGACGACAACAAGGAGTCCTACGAGCTCGCCAAGAAGCTCTATCCCAAGATGCGTGCCTACGCTGCTGTCGTAGTTCGCGGTGAGGAGGACAAGGGCGTGCGACTCTGGGCCTTTGGCAAGCAGGTGTATCAGTCTCTCCTGAACATCATGCTCGATGAGGACTATGGTGATATCACCGACCCGAAGACGGGACGAGATGTCAAGGTCTCCTGCAGCAAGGCCAACGGTAAGACATATGCGTCCACAGACGTCATGCCCCGCGGTAAGGCGTCTCCCCTCTCCGAGTCGCCAGACAAGGCGAAGCAGTGGATGTCCAGCATCCCGAACCTCGATGAGCTCTTCACTGAGAAGTCGTACGAGGAGCTCGAGAAGATCGTCAATGACTGGATCAATGGAGACATGTCTGCCTCCTCTGACGGCACTTCAAGAGGTGAGTCGAAGATGGAATCTGCTCCTGCACCAGCTGATGTCTCCGCTGATGAGGCACCCAAGGCAAAGGCAAGCCAGAAGCCGGGCGGAAAGTTCAAGAGCCTCGAGGACGCGTTCGCTGACCTCGAGGACTGAAAATAACTTAGAATTAGCTTAGTCAGCAAGCGTGCCTCCGCAAGAGGCACGCTTGCGCTTTTTATGAGGTTTGAATGGCAAAAAACACAGAGCAGGACAGCTTCACAGACGATCTAATCAAGTCACTCAACAAGTCACACGGTTCCCGTGTCGCTTACAACCTGGCCTTCGATGAGTCACCCACTCACGTGAAGCGCTGGATCAGCACGGGGTCCAAGCAGCTCGACTACATCATCTCCAACCGCAGGTCGGGCGGCCTTCCCGAGGGGCGCATCGTCGAGATCTTCGGCCCTCCGTCGATCGGTAAGTCGCACATTGCCATCCAGATCGCGCGCTCCACCCAGAAGATGGGCGGAATCGTGGTCTACATCGACACGGAGAACGCCACCTCGGTCGAGAACCTGGGCCTGCTCGGCGTCGACGTCAAGAAACGCTTCGTCTACGTGGACACCCACTGCACTGAGGAGGTCCTCTCCATCGCGGAGGAGACCGTCCTGAAGGCGAAGGCGATGGACAAGGACGTGCCCGTCACCATCATCTGGGACTCGGTGGCAGCAACCTCGCCGAAGGCGGAGCTCACCGGTGACTACGACAAGGACTCGATCGGCCTCCAGGCCCGCGCGATCTCCAAGGGCATGCGCAAGATCACAGGCGTCATCGCCAACCAGAACGTGCTGCTCATCTGCTTGAACCAGATCCGCACGAAGATTGGATGCGTCGGTCCTGACACCGAGGTTTCTGTAAGAAAAGTGTCATGAAGTTTTCAATCAACCTCTGACAAAGTATATTTATTGTCGAGATTGATTGAAATGCCACCTGGGATATATCCGAGAAAAGGTCACTCCGAAGCCACAAAACTGAAGATCGCCGCCGGAAATACTGGCAAGGTCTTTTCGAGCGAAAGAAAAGAAGCAATATCGAAAGCTAACAAAAAGAAATTAGCACCAGATGTTGTCGATCGTGCTAAAAAACTTCTTTCAGAAAAGTGCTGTTCTTTCGACGCCGCTATCAAGCATCTAGGCCTTAAGCCCACGAAGGCGTTGAGACGGGCTTTGATCGACCAGGGAGTCGACGTATGCGACGATCTCAAGTTCTTCAATTGGAGCATTGACTACTCAACGGGCAAGAAACTTCTTTCGTATTTGAAACTGAACGTTCATTGGCGTGAGATACGAGAAAGAACGGGCCTCACACAAAAGCAAATACATGGAGCAAGACTCAAGCTTGAGAAAGCTCACAATTTTGTCTACTCACCCGAAAGAAAAAAGCCAGGTGGGTACGCCAAGTCAAAGATAGAGCTTCAGGTGCAAGCGATGCTAGATGAGCTAGGAGTAGAATACGAGTCGGAGTTTCCACATGACGCCTTCTTCTATGACTTTCGGGTAAAGCGTACGTCGCTTCTCATAGAAGTGAATGGTGACTATTGGCATGCAAATCCCAGTGTGTATCCTGACAAGGGAGCTCTAAATGAAACACAAAGAAAGATGGTCAGAAGAGATCATTACAAGAGAAGAGTCGCCAAAGATCACGGATATTATGTTTTGTATCTTTGGGAATCTGATTTGAAAAGCCAGCCAGAAGCAGTTAGAATTACTCTAGAGAGGTACATCAAAAATGCATTCGAAAAAGCAGAAGCTCTCAAGCTTCTTCAGTGAAGCCGGATTCGATTACAAGTCGATGGAGGTAGGCAGGTTCTACCCCTTGAATGAAAATTGGGAAATTCTAACGCGCGATTCTAGCGGCCGAGACGCTTGGTGTAGAGTGACTCACCTGGTCAGAAAAGAAGCAACCGTGCCAATCGTTGTCCAGTACATGGACACGCAACTCTTCGTAAGCCCAGAGCACAAGTTTTTTGCGAGAGTAAGCGG